CGACCGAGCCAGTGGCATATGGCTTCTGTTTTACGGGGGGTGTTCGGGTCCGCCCCATCGTCGCGAGCTTGCCGAGACGACATGATGGATTCCATGTCCGACTTGAGGACCTTGGAGGCCATCGCCATCTGGTGGCCCATTTCGGACCCCTTGCCAGCGGCGTCGGCGGCTTCTTGCGAACCGGTGACGGTCGCATCGCGCTTCGAAATCTGCGCAACGTTGGTCAGACGAACGGTCGGCGTCGAGAGCGAACGAGCCAGCTCGAAACCTTCGATCTGGGCGTTGTTTGGATCAACGGCGGGCAAATTCTCGGTCTGCCAGTCGAAAGTCCGATTCTTCGCGTTACGGCGTCGGGCCATCGACATGATAGGAGTGTCGAATGGGTCGATGTTGTAGATAGAGTTCGAAAGGTCCTCGCGGTTGCCTTTCGCAGCATAAGTGCTGAAGGCGTTGGTAATCTGGGGCATATTATCCTCTTGCGATGATTTGATCGAACACAACGGCAGCATCTTCCAGCTTACCGGTGCGGTTGAGCCTCTTCATCGCCGAGTTATCTCCCCTTTGAGCCGTACGCTGCTTAGCGCTTCCCGCTCCCGGAGGTATCGGCTTGCCTTGTGGCCGGAGGACTGGCTTGGGCTTGGCAGCCATCATCCGATCGTACTTGGATGCTTTTAAAAGAACCTGCAGCATCCTGCTGTCGTAAACCTGCGACAACTCTTCCTCGGTGAACCCGGCAGTAAGGCCAGTCTTGCGCATCGACTGCAAGTCTTTGACCTTCTTCTTTGGGTCCGACCAATTCTTTCGGTTCATCTGTTCGAACTTGGTGGATTCCTCCTGTGCAAAAGCCTCCAGCTGAACTTGGTTCAGATGCTGCTGTTGCTTCATCGTCTCGGTCATCTTCGACCGAAGTTCGTTGCGGAATGCGTTTGCCTTCTCGTAGTACCGTTGAAGTTCCCGCGCCCGCGCAGGGTCCTTCTGGAATTCCTCGTCCCAATTCGGCTCCTTCGGGATCATCGTCTCCATGTGAGCTTCCATCTCACGAGCGACGTTCCGGGAGTACTCGAAATTGTGAACAGCATCGGCAGCGGCGCGGCGAACAATCTTCTTCGCCTCGTCCAACTGATTCATTCGGCGATGGAAAGTCTCGGTGCGAACGTAACCTTCCAACGCTTCCTTGAGAGTTACCTCGACCGGTTCGCCGTCGACCGTAACCTCAACTTTTTGGGCAAGTGCAGCAGCGGTAGGCTCGTCTCCGTCCTCGTCGGGATCATCTTCTGCGCCGACAGACTCATCCCCATCGGCATCGGCATCGTCGCCTTCCCGATCTTCGTCATCTCTTTCGCGAGGATCCCTTGGACCTTCCTTGGTTTGAACTTGTTTGCCATAGATCGCCTCCTCTGGGTCATCGTCGCCACCGCCCTTTGCGGGGCTTTCGTCATCTACTTCTACGTCTCCGACGTTCCGGAAAAGACGATCCTCTGGACCCTCGGCATCCGCTCGCCTTCCATTGGGTGCTTTGCCGCCGGGAGACTTCCCAGGATCGTGTTCGATGACTGCATCGAATGCCTGAGCGGCCTGTTCCAGAGACGTATCAGCCATGGATTACCCCTTACTAAATTTCTGACGCATCTTTTTATCAGCGACGTACTGTTCTAGTTGCTTCTTCACGTCGGTAATAGACTTCATAGTAGCATGGGCCGTGCTGGCTGTCAAGCTACCAACATCAGCATTCAGCAGGGTGGCGACGGCCCTGGAATATACTTCATTGAGAGCGGTGACAAACACCGGATTATTTAATAAAGCCTGTGCTTCCGCCGCCCGCTCGTCTACTTCGAAGTCACTGAGTCGGTGGGAAGGCGGGCTGCTCAGCGGGAGCGGGTTCTGGTCCAGCATTCTGTTGTCCCATTAGCTGTGCGAACTCAGGCGTAGGAAGTGGCGGCGGAGGCGGATTTATAGCGGCGGAAGGGGTATCCCGCGATGTGACCGCCCCTTCCTCATCAACATCCGCTGCGAACTGCGCTTCGATTTTGGCCGCGTCAAGGAGACCCTTAACGACCATTTGATCTCTTCGGAAATCATCATCAACTCGAAGCTTCCGGTCCTCGAAGTTAGATTTGTTGATTTCAGTAGCCATCTTAACGCGGTTTTTCTCCATCTCGGATTGAGCAAGGAGCGTAGCCGCGTCGGGTTCCTTCGGAGTAGAAGCGATCTTCTGAATAACCTCTGGAGTAATTTCTTTGTAATATCGCCCCACATTTTTCACATTCGCGATGGCTAGAATGTCGGTGAGAGTGTTTCGATACTCTTGAACGCCGCAGAGCGGGTTCTCGACACCGAATTGCTGCATAATGGCAGTCTGAGTAGCCTTAACGTCCTGTAGAACCATCAGTCGGGTCATGTCCGAACCCTTCCCGAGGGTTGGATTAACCGACACGCGCATCGTGGGGTCGAAAGTGGAAGGGTTGACGTTCGTCCATCTTCCGCGTAGCTGGATCGTGCGCTCTTGATTAGGGTTGTTGACTATTTCGCGCAGAAGACCACGAAAGAGCTGCTTCATACCGGTTTCAGCAAGAATGCGCGCGCACAACTCAATGCGCTCTTGTGCTCCCTGCACGATCGCGTCAATACCAGTGACGTTAGTAGACTGCAAAGCACGAGGATCAACACCCTTCGACGCATCCGAAATACCAGTGCGGGCCTGTCGGAGGCCTTCCATGATCTGAAACATTTGGAAGACGGGCTGTCCGACGAATTGATGTGTAATCGACATCACCGCAGAAGCTGGATCGGAGGTCGTGCGGATCGGAGCGCCAATTTCGTCGTTCAGAACGTCGTCCGTGTTGGTAACAGTCTGGTTGAAGACGGTTCGCGGCCAGATCGACTGCGCTAGCGAATCCAAAGATCCCCGGAGCATATTCGTCTTGATGGTCTGGATATCTTTCACCAGATCAGCCGGAGTATCACCAACCAAAGTATGAGGCTCAGGATCAGGGCACCAAACGGCGAAATTGGCGAACTGAACAACCTCGTCATACAGAATATGATGATTGTCGCCGATAGTATGTACTTCCCGTAGCTCGGCGATCCCGTCGCCGTCCTTGTCCACTCGGATGAAGTAGCAACCGTAACGGACATCCCATGCATCGGTTAAATCTCCCTCGTCCAGCCCCCGGTTGCGGAAGAGACGGTCGGTGGAGAAGTTGTCGGGTGTCGCGCCTAGGAACTCAGCCAGTTCCTCCAGCGAGTACCCATCCTTAACCAGATCAGACACGTTTATAATTTGGTCATGGCCGATCAAGGGCGCATTTTCAACGTCCTTGGCTTTCCGCGATATACGGAATTCATCCAAAGGCACAGACATAATGCGTACAATGGGATTGGACTTGACAAATCGCACCCGGAGCGACTGTAATACGCCGGGCACTTGCGGGTTCGGTTTGCTATCGAGCACTTCGAGAGTTGGATTCTCACTGGTAATATACTGAAATTGCTCCTGATTGATGTTTGCATATTCCTGTTCGGTCACTTCGTCCTGGGTTTCTGTCCACCAACGTGTCACGCCCGTCTTACAGCGCAGAGCGTCCTTGATGATATCATGGAGGATTAGGAAGCCAGGGTTATCCTCCCACAGGACGTAATTAAGATAGTCTGTGCATTGCTTGGCCATTTCTTCCTGGCCTTCGTAATTTGGCATGCAATTACAGACACGCTCGGAAGCCGTAAAAATGCGCATCAAGGATGGCAGAATAGCCATCACGGTATCCCGGAAGTCCGTCGAAACCGCGCTGGACTTCCCTTCGCCTTCTTGAGCGGGCAGATCGCCGTAGAAGAACTGTAAGTTGGTTTCTCGGTCCGGCGAAAGTACACTCTCATCGAACGACTTAGCATCGTCGATCATCGCGCGAATAGTCGCCGCGTACACAGTCTCGTCTGGATTGCTTGACGGGTTCGTCTGAGCCGCCAACTGGCCCACAACGCCGTTATCGAATAGTCGCTCCTCCGGAACTAGATCGGTCGGGCGTTCCATATAATTCATCGAATTCTCCTATGGTCGCTTGCTAAGCGCGAGATATTCCTTCTCAGCGCTCCAGACCCAATTCCAATTACGTTGGTGCCGCCGATCATGGGCGAAATCATGTTGATAGCCACACAGCCAATTCGCATGGCGTCTGCAGGATGGCTCGCCCAATTATGGAGGGGCTTCCCGTTGGCTGTTTTGTGGTAGTTGCGCAGCGCCATAATCCCCGGCTCGCAGCGCACCTTGTCGAACCACATCATCCTTAAGTTCGCGCGCGTGGCAGATATGCCGTCCTCAACCGTATGAGACGGGCAGACGAATAAATTGGGCAGCATCGCATCAAGGACTTCCTTGCGCGATACCCCAGTCCCCAACTCGCGCGCCTTGATGTCGTGCGGGAGAACGTGGCACCCATAAGCGTATGGCTTCGACTTGATTTGGGCAACGTAGTACTCAAGCCCCTTACCTGTGTTCTGTAAGAAATCAATAACGTGTAGTTCGCGACCGCAACGCTGTAGAAACCAAATACACGTCTCGTCGTCAATACCCAAGTCCCACGCGGTGAATACCAAGGCGTTTGGGTCATACGGAACCCCGGTAATCTGACCGTTGATCGAAATCTCGTTGAGCACTTCCCCGTAATAACTCCCTTCGATCGGGGCATCGAAGCTGCACATCATTTCGCGGGCGAACTCGTCCGACGTCATATCCTTGCGCATCTCGCGCACTTCGTCTTCGAGCAGCGCGTCGGTTTCCGTCACCGGAATACTGTATAAGTCCCATTGTTCTATTTCTTTTTCAGCTCGCTTTTTAAGCTCGTGGAAGTGGTCATCTCCGGCCGAAGTACCAGATATAACCGCCCATCCTTGGTAGTCCGCCAAGCAAGGACGGATGACTGATCCAAGCATACTTGGATTGAGGAGGGGGTATTCGTCCGCAACCACTCCGTCAAAGTAGAGACCACGCATTCTTTCATAAGCGGCAGCGCCTCCGTACAAGTTTATCATCGCGCCGTTGGAAAGTACGATCTGTAAATCACCTTCCACTACCTTCCGATTAGGAAGCGGATTAGTATAATGTTTGTAGTATCCCCAAACAAGGTCTTTGGCCTGCGCAAAGCTAGGCCCGATATATGCGTAACGGGGCGGCGGGAATGGTCGCTTATTTTCCAGCGCGCGTCGAATGACTTGGTTACACAACGCAACCGTCTTCCCCGCGCGGCGATGTGCCACTAGGAATATCCAGCGTTTCAGCGAATTATGTATAGGTACAAAGTGCTTCCGAGGCACGTACGGAATAGTTATCCGCGGGACTTCCTGTTTCTCTTCCGCTGCTAACACTACCCGATGCCTTCTTCTACTACCACTCGTATCCCCTTGGGCACTATTACGCGCACCACGAAGTCTATTCTTTCCGTTCGCGACTTCTCAAGCGCCCCTAAAAATGCCTCGTAATATTCCGCAACCAACTGACCAATCGAAACGCCACCGGACCAATTCGGAACGATGTGCTTGTCCCCGTTAATAATCTCGCGCGCTTGGTAAGGGTCCTCCGTAGTGTCGTTGAAATATCTCGGGAGGGTGTGGCCGTCGCGGAACCACCCTTCCACCATTCCGCGCTCCATTATCCTCGCCGCTGTGCTCGGCACGAGCGCGTTGTCGGGGAACCAGACCAGCGAAGCATTCCCTTCCAAGCCCAACTGCTCGTCGGCGTATAAGTAATTATCGTACCATGTCAGTTGAACGTATCCTCGCCCGTAGTAAGTCTGTCCCGTTTCGGGGTGGGGTTCCCCATAAGGATGTCCCTTGCCGTAGCCATATTCCTCGACGGGCAACATAGTAGAAGCTGTCTCGTGGCGCGCTGTCGCCAATTCGTACGCGAACCAGCGAAGGTCGGTAATATTGGCGTGGCGCTCGAAGAAGTCCAAAATGTAATTCTGACCGTCTACTTGACTTTGGCTCAGCGATCCGAATGATGGGCGAATAGTGTCGAAGTATACTTGACGGTCAAACTTCATTGGTTGGGTCCCGCACAAACAGGCGGATTCCATTTAGATACTGCTTCTCGCGACCCAACGTATGCTTCGGCCGCGTTTTTCATTCCCGTCCTCGCTCGCTTCGGCTGCGCGGCGGGATCTCTCATCCACACGTCGAACATGTGGACCGTGTGAGCCTCCATTCCCTTATCAATGCCTGACAACATTAGTTCCCGAATTTTCTCGCGCGTCTCCGAACTCATACAAATCACATCGGGCTGTGTCGCCGCCTGTGTCAGCAACATCACGACGACGAGCGCCACTAGCAACGACGCAAACAGGTTCATGCGTGGACTGCAAAGCCAAACACTTTCCACCCGAGCAGGAACAGGAGAATAAAGATCAACCAGTCCCAACCCCAACTATAGGAAGCGAAGCGCTGGTCGCGTATCACCACGCCGAAGATAAGCACGATCAGCATGATAACCCAGAATATCAATCCGATCGGCATGTTGCTCTCCTATTTCGTAATCCCTTTCACCGCCCACATGACGGCCTCTTCGAGCTTGGTGCGCGCCAGCGAAGTCTCGCGGCAGTTTTCGAGCCGGTCGAGCGTCTTTAAGAACGCCAGTCCGGCATCTTTCACCATCACCATGTCCGCCTTCTCCTGCTCGTTGAGAATGCGATACTGGTGACGAACGTCGTTGTTCTCCGTGCGACGGTCGGAAGTGCTGTCGACCATTTCGCTAAGCTGCGTCTGACCTTCCTGACTGCTCATTGACCACCTCTCCTTCTATCGTTTTGTTATCGTCACCGAAAACTTCCCCGGTGGCCCATTGTACGATAATGGTTCCACCAGCTGAGTTCTTTACGTTGACCCCCACCGAATTGCCCGCTCCCCATCCTTTGTTCTTCCCGATGTTCGTCAGAACGAATCGGGACATAGTGTCGCGCCTCGAAGCGTCTTGTTCGTCGGTCAGCGCATCGAGCACATTCGCTTCTGCTATGTCGACGAGCCGATC